AGGCTCTGGCCAACAAGCCACTACTCACACTAACTCTTCAATCGTTAACTGTTAATGTGTTGCTTAAACAATGTTTGTGTTTTAAAGAGAAGCGCTATTCAGCGCTCTCTAACTTCCAATATGTTCTCTGGTTGCCTTTGTCATCTGTCTGCTCACTGGTCTTCTTCACAATCTGTAAGCCAGACATTGGAATGTCTAATGCTGTACCTTCAGCATATAGCTTAGTAGTATGAGCATACACTTTGCGTCCAACTAAGAAATCATTGGCTTCTTGCAGAATGGTAGTATTTCCACCAAATTCTGACTTTTCTGAACTGATAACAATAAACTTTTTATTCATAGCGTTTGTGCACTGGGTGATGAAGGTCTATGCCTTTTCCCTTTGCAAGAGTTAGTGGGGGGTGTTGCGTAAGTGGTCTACCCACTCACATTCTTAAAAATAAAATAAATTTTTTTGGTCTACGCACTTATATTCTCAAATAAAAAAAAATAAAAAAAAATAATTTTAAAAATTATGAAAAAAAATTTGCATTTGGTAAAAAAATGTTGTATCTTTGTATTACTGCATCCAAAATTCACCGAGAGGTAAGACGTCGGATAGTATGTTTACATAGAACAGAGGTTTCTCCGATAGCAGTAAAAGGGACAACTGAAACGAGTAGGTGTGCTAAGGGTTATAAGAACAACAAGCGAAAGCTACCCAATGGTTTGATGAGGCACAAGACGTGGAAGTGAACAACAATGCGGAATAAGTTGTCCTAATAGATTAGATAGCAATTCGTTTTGCAGGGACTTAATCTACTCTTTAATAAATAAATATTATTTTTGTGATAAGTTATTAGGTAAATAATAATAAAAAATATTAGATTTTACTTGACTTTTGTTTTAAAATGTTGTATCTTTGTATAGAACAAATTAAATACAATGAAGAGATTAAGGTTTATGTTGCATGAAAGAATTTGAAAGTAAATTTAAAATATTAGAATTTACAACTAGGTGTTGTACTAAATGTTTGGCTGAAAAACAAACGTCAGAATTTTATAAAAGAAATGATTCATATACATCTTGGTGTAAAGAATGTATAGCTACTTATCAAAAGATAAAGTACTATGGGAGAGATAGTGAATATAGGAAGACTGACGAAAGAAAAAAATATGAAATAGATTGGCATAAAAAACATAACAAACTACCATCTGGTAAGTTTTATAATCTAAAGCATAGGGCGAAAATAGCGAATATTAATTTTAATTTAACTAGAATTGAATTTGGAGAATGGTTTTCAAAACAAGAATTAATATGTCATTATTGTAAGAGTCCGATAATATTTTCTGAAAATATTAGTGGAAATGGAAATGATATGAAGCATCTAACAATAGATAGAATTAACAATAATATTGGATATGAAATTGGAAACATAGTATTTGCATGTAGAAAATGTAATACAATAAAAGGTGGATGGTTTACCGAACAAGAAATGACTGAAATAGCTAACAAATATTTAATTAAACATGAATAATAATAAAGTAATTAAGGTATACTGTGCTGGTAAATTAAATGATGATGCAGTAGGTTATATCAAAAATATGCATCGTATGATAAAGACGGCAAGAGAGTTAAGAAAAGAAGGTTTTGCTGTTTATGTTCCTTGTAATGACTTTCTAGAAGGTTTGGTTGATGGTGATTTTTCTTATAAAGAATATTTTGACAATAGCCAGCCTTGGTTAGAAGCTAGTGATGCCTTGTTTCTATCTCCTGGATGGGAGACAAGTATGGGTACTCAAAGAGAGATTGCAAGAGCCAGAGAATGCAATATTCCTATCTTTAAGGAAACAAAGAATTTAATAGATTACTTTTATGCAGATACCAATAAAGACTAATCTTGGTAACTTCTTTAGAGTTGCTATAAGGGTGTTGAATCCAGTGTTAAAGCTGAGTAATAAAGAGGTAGATGTTCTTTCAAACATACTATTGATATTATATTCCAATAGGACTGCTAGTAAGGATAAGTTAGAGAGAAATTTATTATCTTATAAGTCTAGAGTAGCACTAAGAAGCAAGTTGGATATTTCAGAGGCTTCGTTAAATAACAATATTTCAATACTAAAGAAGAAGGGTATTATAGTAAAGACTGATAATGGGTTTAGTGTATCTGAACCTATAAGGATGATAATACCAACAAATGATGAATTAAGTATAACGTTTAACATAAGTATTAAATGAGTAAACTAAAGGAGATAATAGAAGGTTGGACAGCATTAGTTATAGAAAATCCTGTCACCGAAGCAATAGCCACCGAGAGGTCTAAGGAATGCGACAAGTGCGAGAGCCTCAGTACGCTCCCTGGTGGCTTCTATCTCCATTGTGGTAAATGTGGATGTTATATCCCAGCAAAGATAAGGAGTAAATCAAGTAAATGCCCACTAGAAAAATGGTAATAGACAGAGTAAAAGACTCGTATGCAGGTCACTTTAGATATGATAGTGATTCAGTACATGAGGCTATAGAGAAACATAGCGTATTAGAGATGCTTGTAGGAATTTTGACAAAAGAGATGCCAGAGTATACATATACGCTAACATTTAACGCAAAAGACGGTAAGTTTTCTAACGAACTATTAATAAAAGAAGATGGAATTAAAGGACAAGATAATACACGAGATTCATTTATCAACATGGATGAAGAAGGTGTTGATAGAGGAGATAGTTGATACACAGTTTGAGTTTATAAAACATAAGGCAATGCCAGAGTTTAAGAATGTTAGACTGATGTATTTTGGGTTGTTTGGCATAAAACCAAATAGAATGAAGTATTTTAAGGTAAATAAAATGGGGAATCAAGACGATGACAAAGGATGATTTAGAAGACCTTGGGTTTAATATGGTTGATGAGAATGAATACTCTAATAGTGATTTTACTATTTTCATCTTAGATAATGACCAGATAAGTATAATAGGAGAGAGAGAGGATAACTTTCTCAGTGTTCCAGTATTAAATTGTAAGAGCAAGAAACAACTAGTTGAATTCCTTAAACTCGTTGAATATGATATTTTGGACAAAAACAAAATACTTTAACGATAAGGGTAAGCAGATTGGCAACAGCGTTCTTGCAAGGAAGGAAATTCCAATAGAGAACATACGCTCTATAGAAGAGGTTTATAATGAACGTGTAAGACTGATGAAGACTAAGTGTATGTTGATATGTGACCACCCAATAGGAAACATAGTAGTAGAAAAGAGTTTTGACAAAGTTATGAAGATTATTGATGAGTACAGAAATGATAATTATTTTTTTATAAAAGGATATAAGAGATATGATGAGTAATATAAGAAAGGCATACTACAGGAAAATACCATGTTATTTTGACGTATTGACCAATGAGTTAAAAGGTAGAAATAAATTCTATGATATACTAGTTGAAATAAACATGTGGTTCGATTTGACTATATTACAATTAGAAGAACTTCCAATATGGATAGAAACTAACTATAATGAAGTTAAATAATTTTGATATACATAATAATTTCTGGGAAGTAAATAAGAATTTTCTTGCCTTAGAAGAGTTTAAAAGTCTTCATGACTCTGACAAGAGTAAGAAGAAAGAAGAAAGTTCGCTATTAATGTGGTGTTTATCTCTATTATTGCATCCAGACAGTATATTATTTAATGTGTCAATTAGTGATAGAAAGAAGATAATTGCAAAAGAATATATGCATAATGAGAAATTTGACTGGAAAACAGTTGATAAACTAATACAGACATATCAGAAATTAATATTATCATCTGGACAGAGACAATTAGTAATATGGACTAGACTTATGGATGAAAAGTCGGAGTATATGTCCACATTATCTTACAAAGACAACTGGGAAGAGATAGAGAAGATGCTTTTAAGTAATAGTAAACTCTATATGGAGCTTGCTAGAATATCAGAACAGTTAGAAAAAGAAGGAATTGAAGGCGAAGTGAAGGGAAATGCAGAGGAATCTGACTCTGAAAGAGGAGATATATAAATGTGGATAAATAATTCTGAGTTTTTAATCAAGGATTCTGAAGTTCCTACAACTCCAGTTAAGTTTTCATTAGATGCCAAGGAGTGGTACAAAGAACAGAAGAGGAGATGTATTGAGGGCTATTGGGTTGGCGGTAAATATATGCCACCACAACTATATTTTTATGTGAATTTTTGGAATATTCTTTTAAATAAAGGAAAGTCTAAGAGTAAAATCATATCCAAGCCTTGGCTTAGAGATGTAGAATGGGAATTATTTCCATCATATCTATGTGCTAGAGGACTCTCTGGTTTTGATGGCAATCTAAACGTTGCTAGTTCGGCGGAACATATGTATGAGTTTTTGAAGAACAATAATAAATCATTTGGTTGCCCACAATATGATAATGAGGCTACCGATTTGATGGTTATGACGGCTCGTGAAACTGGAAAATCATTTATAGCTAGTGTTTTAGTAGCACATGAGTGGCTTTTTAATGGACAAAAGAACTATTTATTGCCTTCCGATGAGAATTTTCAGAAGACGACAGCAAATATAACAGTTGGAGCTGGAGATTCTAAGTTTTCAAGTAGGCTTTTAGTAAAAGTCAAGATGGGTTTGGATATTTTAGCATCACAAGGTATAGAATTTGCAGGTAGATACTATCCTCATCCATTTTTTCAGTCGTATAATGGGTCTTGGAGTCCAGGAAAGCAGATAGTAGCTAAATACAAGAAGAAGGTTGGTGGTACATGGCAGGAAGTTGGCTCTATGTCAACTATAAACCACGTGTCCTACAAAGATAATGACTATGCTGCTCAGGGTTCTCGTAACTCTTTGATGATTAAGGAAGAAATAGGTATGTTTTCAAACCTAGAAGAGGCTAGAGAAGCTGATAAGGAAACAATGATGTCTGGTACTAATAAGTATGGAACTTGTGTATACATTGGTACTGGTGGAGATATGGAAAGAGGTACTTTGGCGGCATATAAAATGTTCTATGCTCCAGAAGTTTACGATATTATGTCATTTGAAGACAGGTGGGAACAAAAGGGCAAGATTGGTTTGTTTATTCCAGCCACTATGCGTCCTAATGAGTTTAAGGACGAGCAGGGAAATACAAAATACGATGTGGCTGTATCACACTTTGAAAGCGAAAGAGAAAAACTAAGAAACAGCAAGAATGGTTCTGCTCCACTAAATGCCTATATACAGTATAATCCCATTACACCATCAGAAGTATTTCTAAGAACTAATGTAAATATATTTCCAGTATCAGAGATTAAAGAATGGCTTGCAGATTTGGAAGTCAAACAGATATATCAAGATGCTGAGATGGTTTGTGAGCTTATATTTGATGAAGATGGCAATATAAAGCCAAGTATAAATAAAGATTTAAATGCCGTTAGGGATTTTCCACTCGAGAAAGAGAAAGACTCTAATGGTGCTGTAGTAATATTTCATCATCCAGATGTAGGTGATGATGGGCAGATACCATATGGTAGATATATAGCTGGTATTGACCCTTATGATGCGGACAAGTCTACAACATCATCATTAGGCAGTATAATAGTAATGGATAGATTATCCAATAGGGTTGTTGCAGAATATTCTGGCAGGCCAAGGTTTGCAGATATGTTCTATGAGAACTGTAGAAGGTTGTTGTTATATTACAATGCTATTGCATTATATGAAAATGAAAAGATGGGTGTTAAGCAATATTTTGAAAGAAAGAAATGCCTACACCTATTAATGAGGCAACCACAATACATAAAGGATGTTATCCCAAACTCAACAGTAGAAAGGGGTTTTGGTATGCATATGAATGTAGCATTGAAAGACCACGGAGAGATTTTAGCAAGAGACTGGTTACAGGAAGAGTATGAACCAGGCAAGTTAAGTCTGAGAAAGATAAGAAGCGTTCCGGTGCTCAAGGAGATGATTTTATATGATAGTGACAATGGAAACTTTGATAGGGTTATGGCGTTCATAATGTGTATGTATGCACTACAAGAACTTCATAAACAGAAGGTTATATATGCAGAGGATAAGGCAAAGAGTGTCGACCCGTTCTTTAAGAGGAGACTCAACCAGAAAAGCTATACACCTAATGCCCTTTGGTAGCATAACAAATAATATTAGTTTTTTTTAGGTCATTTTTTTTGTATATTTGTAGTTTTAAAATTAAAAAGTAAATTTATGGAATACTTATCGTTTATGCCTCTACAGAAACTCTCAGAGAGTAAGAAGGACGAGGACTGGTATAAGCTATGTGTGAACGGAGCGATAAGCCTTATATATTCATACGATACTAATAGACGGTCAACAAGATATAATAAAAAGATAAATTACGACTTATATGCTGGAATATTTCATAAGGATGACCTTGCATATGTAATTAACCCACTTGGACTAGACAAGAATGATGTTCCTGCTTCTTTAAAACATTACGACATAGTAACTCCAATATTTAACTTACTAATAGGTGAGGAATCAAAAAGATTATCTTCATATATGGTAAGAGTTGTAAATTCAGATGCTATATCAAAGAAACAAGAAGACCTTGCTGCTGTAATAAAGAATATGCTAGTAGAGAGGTTATCGGCTAATGTTTCAGACGAAGAAAGAAATAGTGAAGACTTTATTAAAAAATTACAGAAGTATGCAAGATATAGTTATAAAGACTTAAGAGAAATAATGGCGTCTAGGTCTTTGGAGTATTTAACAAAGAAATTAGATATAGACACAAAGCTTAGAATAGGTTTTGAAGATGCCTTAATAGCTGGAGAAGAGATATATAGAATAGATGAAGTCAATGGGGAGCCTACGTGCAAACGTTGTAATCCATTAGAAGTGTTCTATTTGTTACCACACAATTCTTTTTATATAGACGATTCAGATGTGATAGTTGAAGAAACCTGGATGTCTGTTGGTCAGATTGTTGATACGTGGTATGACGAACTAACTCCAGAGCAAATAGATTATATAGAAAGAGGAGTAAACAGAGTTGGAAGTTTGACAGATACATTAAACTACGAAACTCCAAGAAACATATACACATCTGATATTCCAGAAATAGATACAGTTAATGATTTAAGCCAGCAATATAGTTATTACGATAAAGGTAGAGACAAAATAAGGGTTTTAAGAGCTGTATGGAAGTCGAGACGTAAGGTTGGTATAGTAAATTTTACAGATGAATCCACAGGAGAATCTCAAAGAATTATCCTTGATGAAACTTATAAACCAGAGCCAGGAGAAAAAGTTGATTGGTTATGGATTAATGAATACAGAGAAGGAACAAGGATTGGTGCTGATATTTATGTTGATACAAAACGTTGCAGAACACAGCGAAGAAACATGGACAATATCTCTGAGTGTAAATCACCATATATTGGAACTGTCTACAACGCCAACAACTCAGTTTCTGTATCCTTAATGGACAGAATAAAACCATATCAATACTTGTATAACATTATATTTTACAGGACAGAACTCGCTTTGGCAAAGTCATATGGAAAGATAATGGAATTTGACTTGGCTGGACTACCAAAAGGAGAAGGATTTGATATTGACAAATGGTTGTACTATGTACAAGCTGCTAATATATCATTTAAAAATTCTTTTGAAGAGTCTGAAAAAGGTCAGAGGTTAGGAATGATGTCAGGTTCTACTTCAAATAGAGAATATAATATGGAACAAGGACAGTATATAGATAAGCATATACAGTTACTTGAATATATAGAGGGAAAAGTTGGAGAACTATCTGGTGTTACAAAGCAACGACAAGGACAAGTACAAAATAGAGAACTTGTTGGTAACGTAGAGAGAAGTGTTTTGCAATCTTCTTTAATCACAGAAAAGTGGTTTGAGGTTCATAATCATACTAAGCGTAGGGTTTATGAAGCTTTAATCGAAGTTGCTAAAGGTGCATGGAGAGGAAAAAGCAAGAAGTTGCAATATATAATGGATGATATGGCTACTGTATTCGCAGATATTGATGGTAATGAATTTGATAATGCAGAATATGGCGTATTTTTGTCCAATTCATCAAAAGATAATGAAACATTACAGATGTTGAAACAGTTAACACAAACTGGTTTACAGTCTGATAAGTTAAGCCTTTCTAATGTTGTTGATATTTTAATGTCAGATTCTATTACAGAGACAAAGAATAAGATTCTTGAGTATGAGGCTAATATGCAGGCTCAGAAACAACAGGAAATGCAGTTACAGCAACAGCAGATAGAGGCTCAAAAGCAAATGGCTACTGACCAGATTCAATCTGCAAAAGAAATAAAACAGCAAGAGATGGAGTTAAAGAAATACGAAGTTGACTCTAATAATGAAACTAAAATACAGGTTGCTGAGATACAAGTGTTTAGCAGACAGCAAGAACTTGATACTAATGGTAATGGAATTCCAGACCCATTAGAAGTTGGTAAACTTGCATTAGAAGAAAGGAAACACGACTCTGATATGTTTGATAAGGAAAGAGATAAGGCTATTAAGGAAAGAGATATACAGAATAGAAAAGATACTGAAGATAAGAAAATCTCCTTAGATGAGAAAAAACTTGCTATAGAGGAAAAGAAGATTGCTGCTCAGAAGCAGATAGAGAAACTCAAGGCAGATACTGCAATAAGAGTAGCAAAAGAAAATAAAACAAAAGCAGAACTATCTAAATCCAAAAAATAATGAGAACTGGATATATTTATTCATTAACAGATCCGTCAACTAACAAAATAAGATATATTGGTCAAACAATTTGTAAACCAGAAAGAAGATATTCACAACATCTGTATCAATGGAAAAGAATACATGGAAAAATTAATCATGTGAATTCTTGGATTAAAAGCTTGTCTATAAGTAATAAAAAACCAATAATGACTATATTGTGTGAATGTAGTGAAAGCGAAATAAATAATAAAGAAATTGAATATATAAAAACATATAGAGAGGCTGGATGCAACTTATGTAATCATAATGATGGTGGTAATGGGAATAAGGGTTACAAAATGAATAAGGAATCAATACAGAAAAGAATTAATTCTTGTAAAAAATCAATTCATTGGGCTGAAAAATCTATTAGACAATCAGCATTTATGAAAGAAAAACACATGAGTGGTGAATTAAAATTTGGATATGCACATCTATCTAAAGAAAAAAGAATAGAAATAGGACGAAATCATAGCAATACAATGAAGCAAATATATAAACAAAATCCAGAAAAATTTCACAATCTTTTATCTTCAAGAAATATTCCTACATGTTCGTTGGATAGTAATGGGAAAATAGATATGATTTTTGTTTCATGTTCTGATGCTGGAAGACATTATGGAATTGATTGTTCGCATATAGTTAGAGTATGTAAGGGAAAATCAAAGAGTGGTATAACGCATGGAATTGCGTTTCAGTATTATAATAAAAACAAATACGACAAGTAATGGATTTAAAGAAAGCAATAGAGACTGGTATCAAATCTAAGATAGAACTAGTACCGCAGTTAAAGCCAGAGGTATATAATATCTTAAACAAACAGATTTTCAATGAGTTTCAATCTGCGCAAATATACTTTGGTATGTCTTCGTGTGCGGACAATAGAGGTCTTAGTAATTTTGGTAAACTATTTTTAAAATATGGTCATGAAGAAATGACGCATATGAAAAAAATCCACGAATATCTTATGGATAAAAATTGCAAACCAGTTATTCCGTCGTTACCAGAAGTAAAACAAGAGTATATAGATATAAGAGACATTTTAACGACAGCTCTTGAACACGAGATACAAGTTACTGCAAATTGGAATGCCATTGCCGAGACTGCTTTAAAGGTTTCTGACCACACAACATATCATTTATCCAAATGGTTTTTAGAGGAACAAATTGAAGAAGAAAACAAATTTAGAGATTTACTTGATTTATTAGATAATGGAACTCCAGTTTGGTTTTTAGAAGCAGAAGTTATAAAAGATTAATATATGTCTAATTGGCGTAAGTTATCAGTACGCGAACGTTATAATACTTATAGGTTATATCGCGATGCTTATCCCGAAATGTCTCATAGAGATATGATTAAGCATTTTGATGGCGGAGGAACTATTGGTGAAAAAGAACAAAACCAGTTTACAAAACCAATTGAACTACCAGTAAATAATTTTCCATATGATGGAACATCAATGTATAAGGGTGGATATGATTTAAAAACTGCAAGAGAAATTTATGAACCTGATGAGATGGGGCATTTGCCAACAGTTGATTATAGGACTGGTGAATGGCTTAAAGATAAAGACTATGTTACATCGTGGAAAGAATTATACTATAATCAACTTAATTCTGACCTTCATAATGAAATTGGTTCTCCAATATTAAATGAAAGAGGAAGGCTGCAATATATGAAGGGATATGGAGGTAATGAATAAAAGCTATAGACCTAATTTCAAACTAATAAAAAATATTAGAAATTCATTGACTTAACTAAAATAATGTTATATCTTTGTATAATTAATTTAATAAACAACACACATGACGACTAAGAACACAGACTTTGAAGATGAATTAGAAGGGCTGGATTTGAGTGTTCTGAATAAGGGTGGTGACATTTCATCTACTCCTGGGTTAAATCTTAATCTTGGCGATGAAATAGACAGTATTGAAGCTATTAGCGGAAAGCCTGTAGAAGAACCAGAAGAACCTAAAGAACCAAAGAAAACTTCTAAGGCAAAACCAATAATCGAAGAACCTAAAGAGGAAGAAATCGATGAAGAAGAAGATGTAGAAAACGAAGAAATAGTAGAAATCCCAAAGGTTGCTGCTAATGATAATGTATCTGCACTAAAAATCTTTGCTGATATGCAGAGAGAAAAAGGAATTATAGACTTTGAAGACGAAGAATTTGAAGACTCTGAAGAATTTATTTTGTCAAAAGTACAGGAGAAAATAGAGAAGAGCGTTCAAAGCGGAATAGAAGAATATAAGAATTCATTTACACAAGAGGCTAGGGATTTGATAGAGGCTATTGAGGCTGGGATTCCGCTGGAATCTCTTGTAGAACAGAACACCGATATAAGTACTTACGAAAAGATGAAAGATTCTGACATTGAAGGAAATGAATCTTTACAAAAAAACTTAATAAGAAACTTATATACGTTAAAGGGATACTCAAGTGACATCATAGACAAGAAAATACAGCGTTGGGATGACTCTGGATTACTTGCTGACGAAGCTAAAGAAGCTCGTTTAGAGTTACTTGACTATTCTAAACAGAAGAAAGAAGAAGAAAAAAAGATAAGAATTGCTGAACAGAAATCAGCTGCCAACAAATTTGAACAATGGAAACAGGATACAAAGTCGTTCTTAGATAAGAATGAAGAAATTATTCCTGGATTAAAAGTTAGTCCTAGACAAAAAGAGATTATCTTTAATGGACTTACTAAGTTTGATAAAGATGGTAAGAATGAATTTCAAAAGGCAATTGACAAAGACCCTAATTTTAATTTAAAGGTAGCGTATTTAACATTAGCTTTAAATTGGGACTTTTCTGGGTTTGATAAAAAAGCCGCTACTAAGGTAGCACGAGGACTAAAGGATGCTTTGAGAGAACAGGATAAGATGGCGAGTGGAATGGGTGGTTATAGTCATGCAAAGTCTAATGCTAATTATGGCGTAATGGAAAAAGCTCTCAAGTTATCAAAACAATAATATTTTATAAACAATTAATGACTAAATTTTAATAGTATGGCACAAGAAATTAACACACTGCAACTGTACTGGCCAAAAAGTTGGGCGGGTCTCACGACTGAGAACCACCTTGCTACAGCCTTTATGGAGCATCCGCAGCTGATTTCAGATGTAATCGCCCGTGTATTTGGTATGAATCAATATCGTGGTCTTGAATATCTGTTATCAAAAGTTGGAACAAAAATAGTAGACACTGATAGGGAATATGAGTGGATGCTTAAAGGAGATGACAGAAAAGCAATCGCTATCGTAGGTTACGAAGCAGCTGACATGACACGTCCTGGTATTGGAAAAACAATTTTCAAATTGAAACTTCGCGAGAAGTTCTTTGTATTGTCAGATAAACTTATCTTTGACAATCGTGATTATTCAGTAAGGGTTATGGCAGAACCTTACTCAGATGGTATGTATTGGGTGTACGAAGTACAGCATATGAAACCAGATGTAAATCATTTTATTCCGCCTACATATCTTGCTAATGGTAAAATGGTATCTAAACTGTATTCACCGCAGGAAAGAACATTGAACAAAACATACGGTTCAACCAGTTTTAGTTCTCCGTTCAAAATGCGTAATTTCTTCTCAACTATTGGTAAGAAATATACAGTTCCTGCAAACATGCATGACCGTCCTATGGTTATCTCTATGCTTGACCCAACTAGCAATCAGAGAACTAACGTATGGACAAAATATGCTGAATGGGAAATGATGGCTCAGTGGATGCGTGAAAAAGAAAACAACATTCTGTATTCTGAATACAACGCTAATCCTAACGGTACTTTTGATATGTTTGGAAGTTCAAACTTCCCAATCGTTGAAGGTGCTGGTTTACGTCAGCAAATCTCTCCTGCTTATAAATTTAACTATACAAGCTTCACAGCTGATTATCTGACAGAAGTTCTTTTGAACTTATCTATTAATATTCTTCCTGAAGATAAACGTCACTTCGTAGCTCTTACTGGTGAACGTGGTATGGTACAGTTTCATAAGGCAATTGAACAGAAAGCTTCATTGTTCCAACCAGTAGGCGTAGGCCCGAGCCAGCGTGTATTTGGGTCTGGACAGAATCTTGGTTTTGGTGGTCAGTATGTCGAATATCGTGGTCCTCAGGGAGTTGGTTTCACACTTGTGAATCTTCCTCAGTACAATGATGTTATTGACAATAGGCTTCCGCACCCTGATGGCGGTTATACTGAAAACTATCGTTATACGATTTTAAACTTCGGTACAACTGAAGGAGAACCTAACATCACAAAACTGTATCCTAAGAATGGAAACAAAATGTGGCATGTTCCTGGTTCAACGTCACCATATGGTCCTAAAAAATCATTTAGCGAACCTTCAGCATCTGCTGTTGATGGTTATGAATTATACTGTCTGACAACCCAGGGAGTTTGTATAAAAAATCCTATGTCATGCGCAGAACTCATATACGCTGGTGTGTAAATAAATTATAAAACAAAAAAACTATCAATATCATGACTAAAATATCTGGAATATATAAGATTACAAATCCTAATGGGAAAATTTATATAGGACAGTCTCATGATATTGATAGACGCTTTAAAATGTATAAAAGATTGGAATGTAAGGGCCAGAAATATCTTTATGCCTCTTTAGTTAAATACGGTTATAGTAAGCATTCTTTTGAGATTTTAGAACAATGTACAGCTTATGATATGAATAATCTAGAAATCAAATATATTGCTTATTATAAATCTACTGATAGGAAAATTGGAATGAACCTGACTAGTGGTGGAAAAAATTGTATTGACGCAGAAGAAACAAAAATATTAAAAAAACTCAACAATCCAAGAAGAAAACAAATTTACGCAGAAAGAGATGGCGTTATACAGAAATTTGATAGTATGGAGGACGCTTCAAAGATATTAGGTGTTAGTAGAAAGTCTATAAGTACTTGTATAAAAAATCCAAATATCAAAATAGGTAAGTATTCATACTCTATTGAATATCCAACTACGATATCTCATAATGTAAGAACTAGGATTCAGACAGAAGAGACAAGAAGAAAAATCAGTTTGAATCATAGGCGTAATAGAAATAAAACAATTAATTAATAACAAATAACAATTAAGTATAAGAGTGATGGAAAGAAAAGGTAAAATACATGTTAAGCCAGTAAACAGGCCTACGTGGTTACCAGAGGGGCATGACGGAGAAATCCGCTATACTAATTGTGCTGAATTTATTGCAGTGCAAATGAATGTCAAGACACGTACGCATAATACTGGTCTTGAAAAGGATGAAGAATCTTCTCTGGAAAAAGAATTAAAACTTGAACCAGGTACATTATCAAAATATAATTCTATTTATTGGTCCAGTTATCCAGCAATGATTCCGATTACAAAAGACGGAATCATTCTGGACCTGGAAAACCCAAAGGATTATATTTGGTATAAAAACTTGTTAGCTCATTCAGAAGTAGCAAATTCTGAGATGGAAAAATTTGATAGCCCTGAATTTAGGTATGTCATGACTTCTCCAGAACAGGAAGCTAAGATAAAGAATGATAGAGGTAAAGTACGTAGAGAAGCTTATAAGCTTTTTGGTAGACTAACCATGAACGATATGAAAGATATATTAAAGTTACTTGGACAACGAGTAAACAATGATGCGTCTGCTGATTTCGTTGAAGGAAAGATTACTGAGTTTATGGACGAAAAACCACAAGATTTTATTGATATTGTGACTGACTCTAAATTTAAGATGAAGGTTTTTATTCACAACTGCATAGCTATAAAAGCAATAACAAAGAGTGGTTCAAAATATATGTTGAATGGTGGAGATACGATAGGTCTAAGCATGGAAGAGGCTATAGAATACATCTCTAATCCAGAAAATCAAGATATATACAAGAGTTTAAAAGCAAAAGTGGAAATAGATTAATAAATAATGAATATTGCTAGAATGCATATTGAGTTTAAGGCGGGATGTGACAAGAGTAATTCCTTGTCATATCCTGACTTTACTTCTGAAGAAATAGACTTGTTTTTAAATAAGTCTATTGAAAGTATAGTAAAACAGCGATATTCTGGTAATAACTTGCGTAGAGAGTCTGTGGAAGAAACACAGAAACGTAGAGATGACTTGAGAAACATAACTACGAACAAAGTAATTACAACTTTTATTAATACTACAGATAACAAACCAAACGGAACTTTCGTAGATATGCCAACTGATTATTGGTTTGCATTGGAAGAAGAGGTTGAAATCAGTTATCTTGACTGCTTTGGCAGAACTATAACGGAGAGGGCTATTGTAAAACCTATTACTCATGATAGATATAATAGGATAAAACTAGACCCATTTAACGTACCAGATAAAATAGAAGTTGTATCTCTTCCGTATGAGACATTTAAAAATGAAATAATACTTGATGATTCTTCAACTCTGAAAAAATACATCTTAAGGTATATTAGAAAGCCACAAGAAGTAAGTCTTTCTCTTAACAAAGATTGTGATTTATCAGAACATATGCACAGAGAAATAGTGGACTATGCTGTTAATCTTGCAATAGAAAATATAGAGTCGCCAAGATTTCAAACACAAGGAACTGAATTATTAAGAAATGAATAACAATAAATTTAAATAAACTATGGCAACTATCAACAGGATTAATCCTAATAATAGAAACATCGTACCTGGGGTTGGACAAGAGAACAACATCTTTGTCAAATCTGGTGACGTCAATCCTTTGATTGACCAGGTAAACACAAATACTACTGCAATTGCCGCAATTATCGGTGGTACTGCTTCTACAGTAGCTCAATTAAGAACTGGTACTAGTAACACAACTTTTGTATCACCAAAAACTATTGCCGATGAAGGTTTAATTTTTGGCAATGGCACAATGGCATTTACTGGTACGGTCACAAATACTGGTACTGTAAACGCAACTACATTTGATACAAACGTTGCTGCCGCGGCAGTAACTTTGGCTGGAACAACCCTTGCTGCTGATGGTACTGATGCTGCAATTGGAATTACTATAACACCAAAAGGAGCAGCTTCTGTAAAATTACCAAACGGTACTGCTGCAAATCCAGCACTTATTGGTACAACTTCAAGTGGCGCTGGTATTCATTTTGGTTCAAACACTGTTTCTATTGATACAGCTGGAACTGAAAGAATAATCTTTGATGCACAGGGAGACATTAACATTAATGGTGGTGCTGGGATTGAAGGTGGAACTACTGGTGTTCTTGGATACTGGGCTGGTTTTATGCCAATTGCGGTACAAGAAGCAAAGTCTGGCCCTGGCGCTATAAGTATAGCTACTTATTATACAGCTCTGACGACAACTGGTACTGGTGACGCCCTAACTCTTGCAACTGGAAAAGTAATTGGACAACTTAAAAAGATTAAATATGTAGCAGAAGGTGCTGGTGCTGACACAGCAGTTTTAACACCATCTGTAACTACTGGTTTTTCTACTTGCACGTTTAATGCAGTAGGAGATTATGCAGTATTTGCATATAATGGAACATATTGGGTTTGCATTGAAAATTTTGGATGCACACTCGCATAATAAAGAATTTAACTATTAACTAACAAATAAAATTAAAAACAATGTTTGGCACAGACAACACAATTAAGGTACTTATAGGGAAGGACATAAATACAACTGCCACCCCAAGTATCGATCCTCATAGCGCAAGTTATATTGCCGATGGGGAAATAGTAATCCTGACTTCTGCTTCTACTGGAGGCCCAGAAGAAGTAAATCCAGCAACAGCTGCTGATAGGGATTACATTAGGTTCGTACAGCGTAGTGGAGATACGCTTAATTATTCTCCTAGAATCAAAGTTGCTAATCTTTTAAAGACAACTGCAAAAGTATCGGCAGCTCCAGTAGACCAAGTAGATTATATTGGATATAATACAACTTCTGGTTCTATTGAAGAAATTAATAACAATCAGTACCTTCTGCATATTACTTATCGTCATGATGATAAGATTTGGTCAGAACAGCTGAATAAAAGAACTTACTGCTATTACAGTGATTCAAGCACAACTCAGGGTGAGATTGCTTCGAATTTTGTAAAACAGATTAACATGGATGGCTATACTGCTATTTCTGCGGTAATGGTAAATGATTCAATTGGAGCGGCTTTAACAACTACTGGACAAAACGTAGTGGTTAATAATGGTTCTGACCTGATTACATTTGCTGGTGACGTCTCTGCTACTGTTACAGCTGGTTCTTATTTAAAAATTGGTGGAACAGCTTCTACAACTCCAGTATATAAAGTAAAATCTATCGCCGCTGGTGGATTACTCGTAACTCTTGATACTAAATATCAGGGTGCTTCTGGAACTGTTCTTAATGCTAGTGTAAATGTTTGTAATGCAATCCTTTATGTTGGTATTAAATTATCTGGTCTTCCGATTACTTATAAACCTAAAGGCATCGCTCCTTATAATAGAGTAGTGTTTGAAACAGCTATTGCTAATTTTGGTAGTACTGTGATTACAAATGCAACTGCTATGACGTGGGGAACTGGTGTTTATGAACAGGTGGCAGATATGGAATGGTTTGCTTTAGGTGGAGATGGTATCAGAAACTTTATGTGGCATCCAATTCCTGAAGGTCGTACTGACGCTGTGTCTGGAACTTATTATATAACACTAACTTTTGAGTATTATAATGACGACGACCAGTATGTTATTTCTGGAAGTAAACCATCTAAGGGTTTAGTGTATATTTTCTGGGCTTGCTCGGGTGGTGTTACAACTTCTCCTGCTAATACAGCTTACAGTACATTTATCGCTAAATACAATCTTTACGTTCCTACTAAGTTTGAACTGTAATTAATACAAGGCTTTTGAGGGCTGTGCCACAACAACCCTCGCCATAAATTTACTTATACTAATCAAACAATTATGTCTGGATTTGGAACACTACAACAAAAAGATTTACCATATGCAACATACTGTCAGTCATTTGATTGTTCTAAAATAACAATCAATTTTGATTTTGATAAATGTTGGCCTATATTTATGTTACTATTGAAAGACCCAGCAGCTACTATAACTCTGTCTGGCTCTATTTCAACGGCTACTGGTGGGCCATTAGACATCACATCTGATATATACTCAGACTTAACTGGTACTATATCAACGACATTATTTAGTGACCAAGTTACTGGTTCTGGAACGGCATTTACAACCGAGTTAGTAGCTGGGGACTATATAATGCTAAATGATTATTTATATAGAGTTTTTAGCATACAAAGCGATACTGCTATGACTCTAACATCTATCGCATATGCAACAGTGTCTGTAACAGATGGGCATATTATTTATTTCTCATATGATGTAACGCCATCATTTTTTGGATGGACAACAACTACGATGTCTGAAGGTGAATATAGTTTTACTATAGACTACACAATTCATTCAGGTATGGCTACATATACAATAACAGATACATCAATCATACTAGTATATTGTGATAAATACTGCTGTGTATACAACAAACTTGCTGATTTAGCAGATATATGTGATGACTGTATAACTCAGGATAATATAAAAAAGATAGTAGAAGCCCTGTTTATGTGGGGATTATTAGAATCATATAAGGGTTCTGCTGGTTGCGGTGATAGCATTTCTTTAAGTGCATTACAGGCTAGATTAGATAGATATTGTGATTATCAACCTTGTACAACTTGTTAACTATGACAGATTTTTGTGAATTACCGACAATAACAATACCAACATCAACAGGACAGCCTGGGGCTACTGGCTCTAGTGGGTCTAATGGTGGAGTAGTATTGCACAATGATGCTACTGAATCATCAGTATTAACTGTAAATTCATGGCAAAACCTTTCTACAGATAAAACTTATACTGTAGCTCTTTCTTTGTTATCAGTAGGTGACAGACTAAAGATTGACGTCACTGGGTCAGCAACGCATAATTTTTCAAATACTAGTCTTGGAGCAAGAATATTATTTGATTCTAATCCAGTAACAACTGCTGGTGCGTCTATGCCTGGAAAATATATTGGATACTTTAAGTTTTCAACTATATTAGATGTTATAGGTACTACTAGCTCTGCACTAAACATTAAAGCCTATACAAGATACGAATATTGTTTTCATGATCCTTTTATAAGCATGGTTGGCGCTGATTTTAACATGGAGGAAAAATACGTAACAGTTGATTACGCTACTACTCCAGCTAAAAAAATAGAAATACAGGGTATTATTAATGGTACAATTATAGATGCTGTTAATTACGTTAAAATTAATCAACTTTGTGTAGAATACTTTAAGAAAATATAACATGCCAAGACAAATACAATATATAGAAGTTCCAGTAGTAGATGGTGTAAACTATGTGATGACAGCAACAGATAATGTTCTGTATTACTATATAACTGGTACTGTAGCTTTAACATCAAACTGGTCTCTTACAATTGGAGCTGGTGCAGCTGCCGGTATGAGATGCCATATACAATATGATGGCAATGTGACATTAGGCGGTAATCATCTTTTTATTCTTGGAACACAGATAGACGATGATTTGGCTACTAAAGATTTTGAGGCATTTGCCTTTTATAATGGCACATCATGGACTGTAAGATTCTTTCCAGATTGGGAAGAATCTGGATTTATTGAAACATCAGATATTGCTGACGATGCTGTAACAAATGACAAGTTAAACACAATGACCCAGGGTACTGTGAAAGTTGGTGGTGCTGGTGGAGCTCCTACTGATTTAGACGCAAAGACCTCTGGACAGATACTTATTGGAGATGGCACTGATTTAAAGTCAGTTCCAGTCTCTGGAGACATAGCAATCACAAGCGGTGGAGCTGTAACTATAGCTGCTGATGCGGTGACAAATACAAAGCTTGCAAATATCACAAGGGGATATATTAAGGTTGGTGGCATTGCTGACGCACCAACAGATTTGAATGCTAAAACTAATGGTTATATATTAATAGGTGATGGTACTGATGTTAAGTCAGTAGCTATGACTGGTGATGTTACAATAACTAATGCTGGTGTAACAACTGTTAATCCTGCATTATTGCCAAATGCTGTTTGGGAAGTTGGAACTGGCGCTAATTCTGTTCAAACAATTGGAACAGGTTGTGACGCAAGTGGTGATAAAAGTGTATCATGTGGTGAAAATACAACTGCGAGCAATGCTGATGCCTTTGCAGAAGGGAATGCAACAACTGCCAGCAACATTGCAGCTCACTCAGAAGGAAGCGGAACAATTGCTAGTGGACAAGATGCTCATGCACAAAACACATTTACAATAGCAAGTGCGCTTTCGTCACATTCTCAGGGATATCATAGTGTTGCACATCTATTTGCTTCATCAGCATATTCGTGTGGAAAATTTAATATTAATGGAGATGCTCAACAATTAGATGTACAACTCAAAAAATTAACTACAGACGCAACTCCAGCGTATATGTTATTGGGTGATGGAGCAACAGAAATAGCAATACCAACAGACTGTACTGCAAATATAGATATACGAGTAGTTGCTGTTCAAACAGCAGGTGCTGCTGGAACTATTGGCGATTCTTTTATGCAGAATATTAAATTATGTGCAAAGAATATTGCTGGAGTTTCTTCAGTAGTAACACATAATGGTGCAACATTAGCTAATTACTCAGTAGTTGCTGGAGATGTGTTATACGAACTGAGTTCTTGTGATGCAGCTTTTGGTGGAACGGCAGTAGCGAGTGTATCTGCAAATAAGTTACATATAACTGTTACCGGAGAGAACAACAAATCTATTCAATGGGTTGCTTATGTATCAATGGTTTGGACTGGATATAGAAATTTTAGTATATAATGAGTTATACGCAAGAAGACATATATGCATTTAGTGCTTACGTACAGTGTAAGTTAGCAACCATAGGTGCTAATATAGCTAATAAATTAGTCTATAAAGATATATGTATAGAAGAGAAGCTATCATTTATATTAGCTAATACATATCTTAAAATAATAAGAAACTATAACAACGATTCATGTGTTGATGATGAGAGATTTTGCACAATGGTATCGTTCCTAAGAAAATATTTAAACGAAACTAGTTATCATAATAATAATTGTAATTGTTAACATTATGCCAAATCCAGAATTAAAAAACTTTGAAGATATATTAAGGAAGCTTTTAACAAAAGTAACTACTGCTAACAAGGCAATAGGTCATGAAGTTGTTACTTTTAATAGTGGTAATATATTTAAATTAACAGTACCCGACCAAGCTAGATATGCTTTATGTGTATTAGAAGAAGTTGGGGCTACTGGTTCATCAAAACTAATTCGTTATTATCTTGATGGTTCTAATCCAACTACTTCAGACGGGATTGTAAGAGGTGATATGGACGCTTTTGATATAGCTGGATATTCTAATATTAAAGATTTTAAGGCTATTAAGATTAGTGGTGGAAACCATATATTAACAGTTCAATACTTCTCGTAATGACAGATATATTTTTTAAAAAAAGAATATTCAGTGTAAGAGCTACTGATAGTACTTCTCCTACCGTATCTGTTTCAGATATAGATAGTAATAGTATTATCACTACTATTCCTGCTGGATATATGCTGGAATTCCTAGTTTTTAGCGAAACTGGTGGTGCTGGTGTAACAATAGATGTTGGTACAACTGCTGGAGATGATGATATTATTAGTTCTTATGTAATAGGAGCTAATGATGTTTTAACACAGTCTCTTGGTATTGTTTTTAGTACAAGTGCTACACAGCAGATATATGTTAGTTCTGGTGCTTGGACAACTGCTGTATTAGATATTTACGTTTTATTAAGAAAATTATGAAAAGAATATTATTTTTAACAATACTTGTCTTACTATCTGTTATTGGTTTTGCTCAGAAAAAGCAAGACGTTACGGCTAGAAATATAACAGCAAAATATGTTGTATCAGATAGTTTAGAAGTTAACTTTGGAATACGTTCTATAACTGGCATATATAACTTATTAAAAATTGATAGTGTTTTAACTATTAATGATTATACTATGCCAAAACATAAAGGAGATGCTGGCCACGTACTTACTATGTCAGCAACAGGAGATAGTGTTTTTTGGGGCAGTTCGGGTGCGTTAATTGATACTGCTACTTTTGCATATGCTTCTGATAACGCATCTCATTTACAAGGACTTGACACGGCTACTTTACTAAACAGGTATTGGAATAGGACAAATGATAGTATCACAACAAGTTATAAGGCTATAACTAATAACGGTATAACAAATACAGGTAATTTAATATCTACTAACGGAAACTTCTTCGGCTTAAACAATGGTTGGTATTGTGGATATGATACTTTATTCGAGGGAGCATTAAAAATGGCAGGTGTAGGAAAAATTAAAGGTTCATTTTTAACGGGAACATACAGAATGAATGGTTTTGCTTATATTGAAAATAAAGATATTACATTTTTTGGTTTTGATAGAAAAGTCGGAGGCGTTGCTATTAAACAAAGTAATGTTAGGGCAGACAGCAATACTTTAGAATTATCAAGGTTTGTTAATAATAGGATACTACGAATAACACTTTCAGACACGGCAATAATAACAGAAATTCCAAGCAAAATGATTATGTCAGCTGATAGTGGTGCGAAACACATTAAAATATACATACCTACGATAATAAACAATAATTTAACTGTTCATGGAATAATAACAAGTGGTGGGTTGGTTAATAAAGATACTGTTGTAACTTTGGTTGATGATGCTACTTTTAATTTTCCTAATAACTCAGTAGGTTTCGCTGAAATACAATGTGATAGCGTATTAACTGAAAAAACGTGGGGAAATGTATCGTGGAATGGTGATGGTAGTATAAATCCAATAAGGAATAATGGGGCTAAGTTTGTTTCAACAAATACCGATGGCAATGAGGTCTGCTTTTATGATGGAGGTACTTATGCAATTCTAAAAAATAGGTCTGGATATACACGTACTTATTCAATTAAATATCATTATCATTACTAATGAAAAGACTGTTATTGATATTATTTTTCTTACCGTTATTTTGCTTTTCACAGCAATTTATACAAGGCAATTCAGTAAGCGTTGACTCTAATGGGTTAATACTTTATGGTAGTGCTACAGTATGGGATGATTTATTCTTTCCATTTACAACTGGAACGAATGGTGGAAACACATATCCAACATTTAGTGCAGATAGTATGGTATGGCGTTTTGTTACAGATACAACAGGTCCTTCACAATGCATTCAATATTTCTGTGTACAGTTACCTCATTCATGGAAACAGGGTTCTACTGTATTCCCGCACGTACATTATAAATACACAACATCTCAAGGAGTACCACAATTTAGAGTAAAATATAAATGGATGAGTGTTTCTGGAACTACGAGTGTTGCATGGAAATGGTATATATTAAATGCCAATACTGGTACAACTAATAAATCACATCAAATGAATTACAGAGTTACTGGAATTAGTGGTTCTGGACAAACAATATCATCTATACTTGTATGTCAAGTATATTTGTATTCACAAACAGGTACTGGCGGTATAGATGCGTATCAATTTGATATTCACTTTGAAAAAGATGGACTTGGTAGTCCAAAAGAAGTTTATAAACCTTATTAAATATATATAGTATGAAAATTATAAAATGGATAGCTGGTTTTTTTGAAGACCAAGAAGGTGGTGCCTCATCAAAAAGAGTACTTGGATATATAGCAATGGCTTATTTAGGCTTGATTGTTAATGGCTCTCTTAATAGTAAGCCAGTAAATGAGTATGTATTGTTTACTGTAGCTGGAATTATACTATTTAGTATAGGCGCTATAACAAGTGAATTCTTTACAAAATATGGTAGTCCCAAGAACGAAAATAATAAATAAGATTTATGGAAGACAAAATGCAATCCAGCGACCATGATTTATTAATTCGCATAGAGACAAAAATGGAGAGTCTTATAGTAGATATAAAAGACTTGAAGTGCTCGACAAATACACAAATGACAGACCATGAGTCGAGGATAAAAAAATTAGAAAGTAAGACAATAACATCAGTTGTTATGCTTACAATCTATTCCTCTGCAATGGCTGGCCTTATTGGGTTATTAATTTATCATATAACAGGAGCTCATATAAATCCTTAAACTTTTAAACTATGGACACAAAAGCATTAATTACACCAGATAATTGTAAGAAAGTAGCTAAAGTCCTTGGGTTTAAGATATTTTCAGATAGGTTAAATATATGGGGAATAAGAACTCCAAAGGGCGAGTTCAATGATTACTTTATATTTTTCCCAGCATTTGATGAAGATTACTTACTAGTAGAAGGAACAACAGAACCATCTGCTGGTTTTTTATCTACATTATTTCAAACTGGAAAGACAAATCCAAATGGAATAGCAGTGTTAGTATCTAATATGCAATATTTAAATTGTTGGTATATGGGACTACACAAAGGTAAATACAAAGCATTAAGACAGAATGGCAATAAGTTTATTGTAACTCGTCATAAGAAAGACGAAGAGTCATATTACAATACAAAACAATATGCTGATGTACAGGGACTTAACTTACATACAACAAAGATTGGTTACATGTTAAATTCTATAAAAGGTTTTTCTGAAGGATGCCAAGTTGTTTTTAATGCAAAAACATATTTTGATGAAGTTATTCCCTTAATAGAGAAATACAATCAAAAAACCTATGATTACACTATTGTTGATATTGAGAATTTTTACAACTTATAAAATGAAGATACAGTTAATTTTGATTGGAATTATAATAATACTACTTGCTGGATTGGGAGTTGGTTTTTATTTCTTCAAGAAACAAGCACAGCATATAGAAGATTTACAGACCGAGATACGTATTAAGGGTGATACTATTATTTATTTCAAAGATAAGAATGGCAAAAATGTAGCACAGATAGGAACTTATAAAAAGTCTATATTTGAGTTAAAACATTATTCTGATTCTATAGAGAAGAAATTATTACAAGAATCGAGAAATAATTATATTAAAGATAAAAAGATAAAAGAACTTGGTTATTTATTAATACAGTCCAAGGACTCATTAGGAGCGATTGTAGACACGATTAGGGATAGTATAGTATCTAACACTACGATACCACAAATCTATCATTCTACGTTCTCTAATGACTTTTTGTGTGCAGATGTTTATATGGTTAAAGATAATATGAGTTTAAATTATACTTATCAAACAGAAATATTTAGAACTAAACATATGGTAAGGCCACCAAGTGATTGTAAGTTTTTAAGACTACTAGGTATATCTTTTAAAAAGAAACAAGAAGTTGTTGATTATAAGTTGTCAGACCCTAATGGTTCTATATTAAATGTTAGAGATATAATAATTAAGTAGTATGAAACGTAAATATTCAATAATAAAAAACCATATAGGTAATGACCTGTATGCACTTGTAATGAAGTCTTGGTTACTTGATGAAGAAGGCAAAGAAACAGATATAAAATCTGTTGTTAAATCAGGTATTTCACTTGAACAATGTAATGAAGAAGAA